GGATAGACTCGGGATTGGTAGAGTTGACTATGAGCGCAAGCGCGACCTTCCTAACATCATGAGAGCCTCTCAAGGGGGTATGTAAAAAAAAAGCCCCTTGCGGGGCTTTTCTTAGTTGAAGCAAACAAACTCTGATTGGTCTCGTCCAATCCGAAGCGGTCTGATCGAAGAGGTTAGGCCGCTTTGCTGTTCGTAGTATCCTGTCTCTTCACCGTTGATGATGAAGTTCTCGTTGAGCATGATCATAGTGTCCTCACCCATGCGCTCTCCGTTGTCGTCGAGGCAGATGATCAAGTACGCCCCCTCCTCGAAGAAGAGGCACTCGACAGTGTCAGAAGGTGCTGGGTAGAAGGCGTACATGACAGGCAGTGCTTCGTCAGGAGTCATGGACGGGAACGCACCCCAGAAGCAGTTGGGGTCGTTGTGATCCACGCCCTCGAGTCTCCACACGACCACCTCAGATGGTGTTCCGTTCTGCGGGGTCATGGTTTGAAGGAGGGGTGTATTGAGCGCCTGCTCTTGATTGACTTCGATGACACCGTCAAGGATGTCGTTGAGGGTCTGACCGAAAGAGGCGAGGCTGATGACAGCCATAAGGGTGGTAAGGGTGTAGCGCATAGTGTTGAATTGTTTATCTTTGAACTCTGTTACGATGATAGAGCGAACATGCGTGAATTCCAAATTTCGAGTGTTAACGAGTGTGAATGAATAAGCACTACTTCAACCCGAAGAAGAAACGCAAGGATCCTCTCATCGAAAACGAAAGGAGAAGACTACAGAATGAATCTGTCAAAAAATTTGTCACTCGCGGAGTGCACCAAAAGCCTAACAGCAAAGAGGTTAGGGATAGATAACACACCAGATGACTGGACGATCGAAAATCTCAAGGCTATTGCAGAGGAAGTATTTCAGCCTCTTAGGAACGCTTTCGGGTGCCCTATATACGTGTCGAGCGGCTTTCGCTCCGAGCTTCTCAACGAGGCTATCGGCGGCTCGTTACGTAGCCAACATGTCCAAGGACGTGCGCTCGATCTGGATGCCGACGTATTCGGTCTATGCACCAATGCCGATATCTTTCGATATATTCTCAACAACCTCACGTTTGATCAGCTCATTTGGGAGTTTGGTGACGAAGACAATCCTGATTGGGTCCATGTTAGCTATGTTCGCGATGGCCTCAACCGTGGCCGCTGCCTCAAGGCTTGCCGCGACGATCAAGGGAAGGTTTACTACGAACCCATCTTCGGGAAGGGACTCTAAACAAAATCCAGCATGAGCTTTTACGACGACGCAAAATTCATGTTTCTTGCAGGCGGTGCTGCTGGCAAGGACGGGAAGGCTTACAGCTTGAAGCCTACTGACGGATCAGGTGACTTCACCTTTTCTAGAGGCACCAACCTTACAGCCACACGTGTCGGGAAGGACGGGTATATTGAGAAGGGGGGGGAGAATTTGTTTTTGCATAGTAATAACTTTAACAGTTGGATTGTTTCTGGTGGCACCACAGTAACAAGCGGACAAACGGGATACGACGGAAGCAGTGATGCCTACCAAATCACAAAAGACGCGGGTGGCTTTCGGTTTGTAAGGCAGGGGTTGACATCTCCCACAGGAGTCGTGACCTTCAGCGTATACATGAAGGCTGGCACTTTAACTACTGCGACGTTGAGGTTGTTGAGTTCTCCCGATGCGCGAGCAAGTTTCAATTTGAACACGGGAGCCTTGGTAAGCAGCTCTAATGTTTTGGGCACCTCTAGCACAAGCATCGGCAACGGTTGGTGGCGTTATTCTATGACTGCGAATATGACTACAATGGCCGAACAAGTCATATATCCAGATGATATTACAGCGACCAACGCAGGCTACATCTACATCCAAGACGCTCAGCTCGAACAAGGGTTAGTAGCCACAGACTACATCGAAACAGGTGCTACTACAGCTACTTCTGGTTTGCTCGAAGACGAACCACGCTTTGACTATACTGGTGGTGGATGCCCAGCTCTGTTGATGGAGCCTACGAGGACGAACTTGGTGAAGAATAGCGAATACCTAGGGGATTACAGTACTTCAAATGCAACAATCACGACTAATGCACTGACTAGCCCAGAAGGACTTGATAATGCAACAACAATAGATGTCACGTCAAACTCAGGAAGTGTTTACGCTCAATCTGGCGGCCAAGTGGAATCAGTAACCGCAGAAACAGAGTATACCTTTAGTTTTTACGTAAAGCAAGGGACAAACACCGAGAACTACTTGGCTGTTAGAGCCCAGAATCCTGCCCCCGAAACTTTCATTAGTCAAGATGTTGCATATACAGCCTCTACCACTGAATGGAAAAGGATCTCTCACACTTTTACGACGCCAGCGGGTTGCACGTCTATTAGATTGTATCCACAGAGGTACAGCTCTGGCGGCCAAGGCACCACGCATATTTGGGGAATGCAGCTTGAAACAGGCAGCTACGCCACCTCTTACATCCCTACTTACGGTAGCAGCGCTACGAGGGCTAAAGAAGGTGCTACTGATTCTTACGATCAAACATCCGTCCTAGACCTTTCGTCTAGTGGGCTTGACGGGGAAGATGTCTCTTGGTTTTTTGAACTCAAGAACAATCAATACGTAATTAGAGACAACGGAGGTTTAACGATAAGAGTCGGTAGCAACACATCAAACAATGGGTCGTTTCGAATATACAGGCCCGATGCGGTGAACCCCAGAAGGCTTAATGTCGTGTTTCAAGACACGGGAAGTAATTTTACTCCTTCGGGCTATGAGATGACTTCTGAAAACCCAAAGGTTCTTGTTAAGAGAACTTGGAGTACTGGTAGAATACAAGTGTATGTGGACGGTGTTTCAGTTATCGACGGAACAGACTCAGACTACAACGCTTGGTATAAGCTTGAATTGTCTGGCGAAGGCAGTACTTTGGAACTAAAACAAGTACTTGCCTTCCCGACAGTCTTGTCTGACAACGACTCAGAGATCCTTACTGGAACGAGCTACAGCTCTTTTGCAGCCATGGCTACATCAACAGCATTAAACTACACACTTTATGAGTAAAGCATCACTAGAGCTCGGTGGAGGTAACTGGGCGGCAAAAGACACTAAGCTACTGGGGTATGCTGTAGGGGATACTTCTGGTAAGTACCTCCCTCGTGAGTTTACATTCTCTCGTGGGGCAGACATCGGTGCTACGAGAGTAAACAAAGACGGGTTGGTCGAGAAGTTCAGGGAGAATCAGTTCACCTACAGCAATGACTTCAGATCCAGTCTTCACTGGGGGCATGCGGGCTTGGCGGCGTACTATGGGCCAGAGAGCAACCCTAGTGGAGTCCCTGACGACGAGCAGGGATATGATGGGAGTGGAGACGTAAGCTTCCTCTTGAGCACCACAAACACGCTTGAAAACCCTACTTCTGTCCATCAATTCAACACGACCACACCAAACATTGCAGCAGTTCAAACCTTTAGCATTTATGCCAAGGCTCTGGGGTATAAGTGGCTTGTAATCAGGACCAACACTGGGACTATGGATACATACTTCGACCTTGAAAATGGAGAGGTAGGTACAGAGGGTTCAGCTGTCATTGAGGCAAAGATGGTTCCTGCAGGCAACGGCTGGTATAGATGCTCCGTTACTGTAAACAACAGTGCCACAGTTACCTCTGTCGCATTCGGAATTTCTAATGGCGACAACAGCTACAACTTTGCCGCGAGTAGAGATGAGGGCGGCACGAACAGAGGGGGCATCTATGTGATGCATGCTCAGTGGGATAGAGGACTTGTAGCGGCTGAATACTTAGAGTCTGGTAGCACTACAGGTAAAGCTGGTGTCCTTGACAACCTCCCACGTATCGACTATACAAGCGGTAGTGCTCAGCTTTTGATGGAGCCATCGAGGACTAACGAGCTACCTCATAGCGAGTATTTCACAAGGCAGACTTACTGGCAACTAAATAGTGCTGGTACTAGGACAGATAACGTTGCTGTAAGCCCAGAGGGAGTTAAAAACGCTATGAGCCTCAAAAGTGTGGGTAGCGAATACAACATCTTGAGATCCGCACCAGTGTCTCTCGATACGTCTACGGAGTACGTATTTAGTTTTTACGCTAAAAACGTAGACGCGACAAATGCTCATTACAGGGTGTACAACACTGATGCTTCTGGTGACGTCGTCGGCTCTACATCTTACATCTCTCAGTTAAGCACAACGGAGTGGAAGCGCATCGAGGTTAGCTTCACCACCAACGCCACCGACACCAACTACTCTGTGTATTTTGCAAGCGGCAACTTGGGCGGCGAGATCTTGTTGTGGGGCGCTCAGCTGGAGAAAGGCAGCTACGCTACTTCGTACATCCCTACTCACGGGGCTTCAGACACCAGAACGTCAGAAGGAATACCTACCGCTGGGGCTGGTGTGGTAGATATGAGCAGTTTTTTTCAAGGTGATGACTTTACACTCGTTGCTCATTTTGCAGAAAACCCTGTCCTCTCTAGAGACAGTAGTCAAGGCGGGATTAGACTTAGCGATGGTGACAATCAAGTAGGAGGATTTAGAATTTACAGAAACAGCGCCTCAGCAAAGCTCCACGTTTTGTTTGATCCTACTAGTGGCGATGACTTTGGTTATATTATTGATGGGACCAAGGTGGCGATAAACAGGTCAGGAGACGACTTTAAAATTTTTGTAGATGGTTCTCAAACTCAATCATTTACAAACGTAAACTTTGACTCAGGTCTTGACGATCTGAAAATTTGGGGAGATGGATCAACAATAAAAATTACAAAGCTTAAGCTGTTTGATGAAGCGCTATCAGATGGCGATATGGTAACTGAAACATCATGAGAACATTTAGAAAATACGAGTTCGGTAGCCAAGGTGCTGCCACCACGAAGATCAACGCCCTCGGTCTTGACGACGAAGGGAACGCTACGCATTCACACTCCATCGTTCGCCTAGGCAACATCGTGACAACTAAAGGCACGTACGACGAAGAAGGTAATGAGCTTACACCTCCAGTGCTGTCAGACAACTACCATGTAGACGTGCTGTGGAACGGAGATCCTGACCCAGACTGGGACAACCAGATGGTGTGGTGCGCTCCTATGGGGGTTCACATGTTCGGTTCCTCTAGCGCCATCGCTGAGTGGGTTGCTGAATGCAAGGTTCAGCGTCCAGAGCTTTTCCCAGAACCAACTGAAGACGAAGCGTAATGTTAGGACTTGGGACATCTTTGATCTCTGGAGCCCCTATCTCCCCTTTGGAGGAGCTACTCAGATCTGCTTTCGACAAGAGGGTGACAGAGGACGGGGGTACCCTGGAGAACGACGCCTGTCTGCTATCTGCACTCAGAGAACTGATCTAATCAGCTTTCTAACTCCCTGTAAAAAGCCTGCACTAACAAGCGGGCTTTTTGCGTTAGCGCATACCTGACACGAAAGTTGTACTTGGTCTCATCTCTGAACAGGTGATCCTCTCTTGTGTCTGAGGGGGTGAGTCTGTCGAAGTGCTTGTAGATGTACCCCTGACTCATGAGCGGGTAGAGAGTCTTCTGAGCCATAGGCTTTTCACTCATCTCTAAGTCTTTAGCTGCGTGCCTCAGCGTAAAGAACTCAAGATCATACGCCCACAGCATGAAGTTTAGCTCCCTCTCGAAGATGTCTCTTTCGATACAGAAGTTCTTCACAACCTTCCTCAAGTTTTTGAGGTAGTTTCTTTTGACGTACCTTTGATCAAGGGTGGCGAATTCCCTGAAGAGGCGCTTCTTGGATCCCTGCCTTATAGCCATCAAAACCAAAGATATGGACCAGGAGGGGTTTTTGCTCGAGATTCAGAGAGTTGCCTTCGAGATCGAACGCATCATCAACAAGTACGGTGTGAAGGATGAGGTCTTGTCTCTGATGGTGACAGGTCTTGTGGAAGAGGATGAGGACGGTGAGAAAAGACTCAAGGCCATCTACGCTTACAACATGGACACCGAGGAGGAGATGCAGAGTGTCCTTAACTTTGTGGAGGAAACATTCGAACCATCTAACGACGACGATGATCTAGATCTCGATGATCTGATCGACGGGTTAGGAATTTCATTGAACTAACATGGAGGGACTTGTAAGAAAGATTGTGATCGGCCAGAACCCGAAGGACGGGATGGCTTACTACGTTGGTATGAAGGTGGGGGACGGCAAGGTCTCAGCCATCGTCCTTGACGAAGAGCACTTGTACAGACACAAGATGAAGAGATACTTGGTGTACATCCAAAGAGAGGATGGTCAGGTTCTGTGGAAGTCTGTGGATGATATGCCATGTCTCATTGAGTTTGACATCAACTTCTGATGAAGCGCAGGTATCAAGGCGGGGGATACATCCCAGAGGGACTTCCAGATTCGTACAGACCTGCACCATCAAGAAGCAAGTGCAGTAGCTGCGCTCACAACAGATCTCAAAAATGCATTGTATGGGGTGGATCTCAGATCGATCCTAACTATCTTTGTGACAAGTATCAGGACAAGAACCTAGTCAGCAAGACGTCTGCAGGCAACAGGGATAGTCTCAATACAGTTAAATCAAATCAAGATGAAGACGTTCAACTTCTTCGTGGTGGAGCTAGAAAAGCTCGTGCACGATCAAATCAAAACCGAGGGGGGTCTAGAACTCTATATTGACACCCGCTTCGAGGGGAGTGAGTTCGAGCATCGCGTCACTGAAGGCCCCATCGTAGCAGCTCCTTTCAAGTACGACACAGGCGCCAAGCCTGGGGACACACTCTACTTCCATCACTTGGTTGTGATGCAGGGCGGTCAGCCACTTACTGGGGACGACAACCACTACATCGCCAAGTTCGATCCAGAGACAGTCAACTCTCAGGCCATTGCTTACAAGTGTCAAGACACTGGCGAGATCACAACGCTCGGTGGTTGGACCTTGCTTGAGCCTGTAGAGGAGGAAGAGGAGAAGTTCCCATCGGATCTGATCGAGATGGTTGAGCTTGAGGAAAAGCTCCCCACCAAAGGACGTCTGGTCTACGGCAATGAGAGAACAGATTACATGGGTGTAAAGCCTGGTGACGTTGTGGGATTTGCAAAGAACCGCGACTACCGTTTGAAGATCGACGGTAAGGAGTACTACAGAACCAGAGCAGAAGACTTGCTATATGTCGAGGAAGAAGTTCACGACAGTTGAGGCAGCTGAGCGTCTGATGAACAGCATGGAGATCGCCATCAACAACATGATTGAGGAGATCAAGAAACCTGTTGATCCAGAGGCTGGGGGTAGCTCACGCAAGGCTGAGCTTCAGTCCATCAAGCAAACCGCCATCGATGCAAAGGAGCTGTTGGTTGAACGCCAGCGACTGGAGCAGATGGTCAAAGACCTAAGAGACAATGGAGAGATCGAACAAGAAAAAGACTACTCAGGAGGATTCGCCGAAAGATTCTCAAAGTAAAACTCCTTGGTGGCAAGATGAAAACTTTCTCAACCGTCGAATGAACATCATCGCACAGAACGGCAACGACGGTCACCACTACTTCTGGGAGGAGTCCTGGAACGAGGAGTGACAGAATGCACCTGTAGCTCAACAGGATAGAGCAGCGCACTTCTAATGCGCAGGTTCGGGGTTCGAGTCCCTGCAGGTGTACAAATTAAAACAACATGGCTGATTACATCTGTGGCTGTATGGATCATGAAGAGTCAAAGTCTGGGGTCGGAATCAAGATCGTAGACGGCTCTGCCGTGCACAACATCAAGTGCCCATGCGGGCAGTACATGACTCTTAAGGAACCTAAAACTGGCGCCCCAAGCTTCCGAAGCAACAGGTATGGACAAGTATTCTGATGAATATATTATCCAGCTTTGTCCCGACGGTACGGAGGGAGAGATTGTTCGGATTGGCGATCTTGACATTGCACTTCCCGCTCAGCCGCCCGAAGAGGAAATTCACGGACATGGACTCCCAAACCACTTGCAGTTGTGGGAGAGGCTTCCTATGCCAAAGGAGTTGTCTCGGATTAAGAGCATGGACGAGTGGGCTGAGGCGCCGAAAGAGTTCCGAGCGAAGTTCCGTCCGTATATCGAGAAGGAGTTTGATCGTAGACGTCGCGGCTTTTGGTTTTACAACGACGGTAGGCCTACTTATATTACGGGGCGGCACTACATGATGCTGCAGTGGACCAAGATGGATGTTGGGTATCCAGACTATCTTGAGTTCCAAAGAGAAATTTTCTTACATTTAGCTGCGTGTGAGGCAGATCCGAGATGCATCGGACAGCTCTATACGAAGTGCAGACGTAGCGGGTACACGAATATCTGCTCGTCTGTGCTTCTTGACGAAGCCACACAGGTTAAAGACAAGCTCCTAGGAATCCAGTCCAAGACTGGTAAGGACGCGCAAGAAAATATCTTCATGAAGAAGGTGGTGCAAATGTTTCGTCACTACCCCTTCTTCTTTAAACCCATTCAAGATGGTACCACTAACCCACGCATGGAGTTGGCTTTTCGCGAGCCGAGTAAGAGAATCACGAAGAACAATAAGACTTCGCAGACGGGCGAGGCTCTTAATACGGTAATCAACTGGAAGAACACCACCAACAACGCATACGACGGTGAGAAGCTTCACATCCTCTACCTGGATGAGGCTGGCAAGTGGGAGAGGCCTACGGATATTCGTGACGCTTGGAGGATACAGCGTACGTGTCTTATCGTGGGTCGTAAGATTGTGGGGAAGGCTATGGTGGGCTCTACTGTGAACCCCATGGACAAAGGAGGTAAGGAGTACAAAGATCTCTGGGCCGACTCAAACCCAACAGAACGAAACGCAAACGGAAGAACCCGATCGGGACTCTACCGCTTATTCATCCCAGCTTATGAATCACTTGAAGGATTTTTTGATGCGCATGGAAGACCCGTCGTTGATGATCCTAATAGCCCTGTGGACGGGCTTGACGGCGACAGTATTGCTATTGGTGCTAAAACCTATCTCAAGAATGAAAGGGATAGTCTCAAGGATGATCCGTCAGAACTTAACGAGGTAACAAGACAGTTCCCTTTCAGCACTGACGAAGCGTTCAGGGATAGCATCGACGGTAGTCTGTTCAACGTGGGTCAGATCTACGAACAGATTCAGTACAACGAGGACTTGTTCCCCAACCCTGTGGTCAGAGGCAACTTCGTCTGGAAAGACGGTGTCCAAGACACGGAGGTGTTGTTCGACCCAGATCCGAACGGAAGATTCAAGGTGGCCTGGATGCCACCGTCAGAACTGAGAAATAAAAAGCTTGAGCTTCGTGGCAAGCTCGTACCACCGAATGCAGAGCTAGGGGTAGGCGGGGTTGACTCCTACGACCTTGATGCCACCGTCGATGGACGGGGGTCGAAAGGAGCGCTACACTTGTACAACAAGTTTCACATGGAGCATCCTGCTAACATGTTTGTTGTTGAGTATGCGTCCCGTCCGCCTCTAGCCAAAATCTTCTACGAGGACGTACTTAAGGCTGCGTTCTTTTACGGTTACGCAATCCTAATTGAGAACAACAAGTACGGGATTGCAAGGTACTTTGAATCAAGAGGTTACGACGGATACTTGATGGATCGACCCAGTCATCTCACCACTGGTGGTAGCGCGAAGACAAAGACAAAGGGTATCCCGTCAAACTCCCAGGATGTGATCCAATCTCACGCTCATGCTATTGAGTCGTACATACACAACCACGTTGGTGTGAATAGGGAGACAGGGGAGTTCGGGAAGATGTACTTCAACAGCACCCTGGAGGACTGGATTGGGTACAAGAT